CATTATTATCATTCTCATTAGATAGTAATGAGTTGCTATTGTATTTGTAATTTTCACTTTCATGAACAGCAATAGCCGTAAGGAAAGAGCCCTTTAGATGTAGATAAAGTGGTTTAGATTCTTTAGATTTTAAACCTGATAGAATCGATTTATGCTCTTCTACTGAATATATATCTTCTTCATCCATATTAAGTACGAATGCAGAACTTCTTGCTACCCAGTCATCTGAAGAGTTTTCTACTTTAACATCTCCAGAAGAAGACTTTCTTACTCCAGACTTAGAGTCTGCTGGCTGGTTGACGAATGAATATTCCTTAAAGGAAATGTCTTGCATGTCGATAAATGCCAACTTGCCTTTGTAAACTTGGCCTCTTTTAAACTTTTGAACCTTTGGTCTGCCGTCAGCACTTTCAGATGCTAGGTCGTCTCCAGATATTGAGCAGACTGCTTTCCCAGCTCTTCCGCCAACTGAACCCGTCAAGTATCTTTTGTCAAGAACTTTTTGGATTGCTACTGGGTCAGTGATTGCAACTTGTAAACGAACGAAATGTGAACCATCTTCTTCTTTATCCATCTTTGCTGCCATAACACGGCCAATTGGCTCTGAATTAAGATCATGGTTCAAAATGATTGGCTTAGGATAAGGCTCAACCCATGACTGGAGAGCTTTTTCTAATTCTATTGCAGAATAGTTATTATAGTTGCCAGTCAATCCGTTCATGGATAGCTGCAACTTCAATGATTAAACCTTTGTTTGCATTTTGTGATTCTGAGAAGTCTAAATCCATATCAGCAAAATCTGGCAGCTGAACCGTAAAGGTTTCCACAAAGTTAAAAGCCATTTAATTCTCCATTTTTTAAAATCTGTATATATAGTAAATTTGTTTTTATAACATTAAACAATTTTATATAAAGATATCATATTTTTACCATGTTTTCAAATGCAACAGAAATTCTTGGGTCTCCACCCTTAGTAAAGGCTTCGAGCATTTCTTGGTGCATGATGTGTGGGGCATATATATATGATGCTGAATATAGCTCTGTTATGCCCTTTTCACGGGCATTAGCACACCATCCAAGGTCTTCTCCTTGTGAATGAAAAACGTAATCAACTTTATTATATGTGTCTTTTGACATCATTTTTGCAGCCATAATAATATCTGACTTGAAATAACTTCCAAGTGGATAGTTTCTGGCTCTGTTGGCCTTATCGCCTGATTTGTCCAACCATGTCATAACGCTTGGGAAATCTGTTCCAATTGGCGTCATGAACATCAATGGACTAACTGCGTCTGCCCCATCTTTGATGTGGCTTATTAACAATTCTATAGTTGACGTATTGTGAATAATAATATCTGAATCTAGGCTAAAGAAATAATCTGGTTGATATTTTCTTACTTCACCCAAAAGAGTATTTCTTAAACTGACCATATTGTGATACTTAGACATTGTCCACTGTCTAGACTTAGGATCATGCTCATGGTGAGCAAGATCATCTTTGACTACAATGTCAACAAATCCAATTGAATTTTTTGAAACTTCTTTCCATCTATTAATCATGGAAATAGTTCCTTGATCGGAAGAAGATACAACAAAAATAAAACCTACATCGTTAAGAGGGACTGACTGTCTTTCAATAGCCATTGCCCAGTATGGAAAAATCCATTCTCTTTTATATATAGGACAACCTATAATTAGTTTCATTTTTCTTCAGTTGTTTTTGTTTCTTTTTTGGCTACTGGCTTAGCTACTGGCAAAACTTCTTCTTCTGTAGCTTCTGCAACTTGAACTTGCTTTTGCAACTTAGGCTCCTCAACAGCAACTGGTGTTGGTGCTGATTCCTCTTCTTCTGCTAATTCATCTTCAAGAGCATTAAAGATGTCCATGATTCCGTTGATCACGTCAACAAGAATTGTAAGAGCCATACGACTCTGACCATTGCCTACTGCAATTTCAAAACCTTTTACTGCGTCATCTTCTCTAAGGTATTGCTTAGAAGTGTCTGATGTTATAATGAATGGCATTATTCCTCACTCTGAATCGTTAAGTTTGATTCTTCTATCTTAACATCATATTGCTCTTGGAGCAAGTTCTCAACAGTATTAATCCAATCGGGATCTGATCTTTTTATATTTGGAGAAGTCTTTCTTCCATTTTGATTTTGTGGTCTAATAACATTGCCAACGCCTTTTCTTTTTGAAGGCATGTTTCTAGAGCCTTTTTTAGCTGGCGTTTGTTTGTCGCCTGCGACTGTAGCAGCAGGAGCTGGAGGGTTAGCTGTGGCTTGTGCATCAATAATATCTTTTTGCTGATCTGTTTGAATTGCGCTAAACAAATCATCCATATTAGCTTCAGGATCTATTCCCATTTCAGTTCTAGCTTCAGTCAAAGTAACCAATGAATTAACATACTTTTGAATGATATGTGTTTCTTTCTTCACCTGAGTATCAGTATCTATTTCGTTGAACTTAAAGTAGCATCTGTCAGACATCGATGATTCCATAGGATTTTCAATTGGATCAAATCCACCTTCAAATAAAAGTTCATTGAATATGTGTAATCTAACCATCTCGGCAAATTGTTTTTGGAATTGCTTGATCTTGTCATAAAGCGATGTATCTAATCTTTCTGACATAGATCTATTTCCACCATTCATGGTCATGCCAAGGTGATGCGGAGCAACACCTAAGCCAACAGACACTCTTTCTTTAAAGTGTTGCAGATAGTTAGTTGCATCGAGACCTTCTTTACCAACTCCAATTACATCAACATCATGTCTGTATGGAAGAATTAATCCGCCTTCAGATCTTAGATTTTCTATTTCTGAAGCGGCCTTTTCTATTTCATCTGGCTCTGCTGGTTGATCAGCCGTTCCAATAATGTATTTGTATAAAGGAAATAATTCTCTGTGAACAAGATTTTGAATATCTTCTTCCATCTGTCTTAAGGCAACTACGTCATCCATTACGTTAGACAAGTATGGCGTACCAAAAGCTCTGCCTGGTTTTCTGTCGAAGAATAAATGTATTACTCTGTCAGCTGACCAAACTGGGTCTCGATCAGTAGGAGCATAAGTCAATGGATCTGTTCTTTGCAAATAGGTCTTAGGTCTATTATGCTTATCTCTCATAATTCTTACTTGCTCAGTAGGAATTAAATAATAACCAACTATTGGTTGAGTAGAACTTACTGGGGTAAGATTTCTTGGGAAATAATCATTCAAGTCTCCTCTTGCTTTTACAGCAAAGACATTTGAAAACTTGATCAGCTGATCCGACATTTCAATAAGGAGATCCAAGAATGGTCTCTTCATTGCCATCTCCATGTAATCTATTCTTTGGTATAGATAAGAAACAGCTTCTTGATTTTCTCCAACTATTTTCCAGCCTTCTTTCCAAAATAGATCTTTATATTTTGAAACAGCTTGTTTGACATATGAGTCAGTATCTACTGCTTGAAGGATTCTTTCAAAGTCATAAGGAGATGGTTCAAAATTACTTCTACCTGCGTAGTAGTAATTTGTTCCTTGATATCCAAGAGCCAATGAGGCTACCTTGAATATTTTGCTTATTGACTTTGAGTCTTCTGGATTTACCTTTTTAGCAACAAAGTCCCCTGCGGACTCGTCATTGCGTACAGGAAAATATTTTTTAATAGCCATTCTTTAGCCGCCTAAATACGAGGGAATACTAAGATATAGTAGACCTTTATATTAATTTAATTAGCTTCTTGATTTAAATTGCTAAGAGTCTTCTGCAAAATGATGGTTTTTACCCACTCAAGCCAAAAAACGGTATCTGATTCAGGAAAATCACTCTTGTATGCTACGTTAGCTTCCGAAAGGGTGATCTCAATTTTAAATTCTTTTTTAGGTTCTGTTACTACTACTTCTTCAGTCATGATTTTGTCCTTTTGTCAAATAATAATTTATAGTATAGCAGAAAATATCATACTGTTTCTGGTGGTGGAACAAAATTACCATCTACATAAGTCCAGCCAAAACCAACTGTTGGCTCCATTAAGGGAATTAATTCTTCTGGAACTTCTATAACTTTTGGATCTGATTTCATTGCCGCGATAGCGTGTTCTACAATATTAGCCATAAAATGTAAATGGCCTACTTCTCCATCTATAACATATGCAAAACATGTTGATGGCATTCTGTTCTGAGTCATGGTTTCTCCTTTTTAATCACCTATTATATCATATACAAGTTATTGACATACTGTTGGTGCGGAACAACCTCTAGTAACAACAGTGCCGCTGCATGTTGATCCAGTGCAGGTGCATCCAGATGACACTACACAACTAACTGTGTAGTAGTCGTAAGTATTATACCTACAACCATCCCAACATCCTGGTCCATTACACATAAGTTCAACATCACAAACACCAGTCGATGTTGCGCTATTCGTACAAGAGCAAGCCGGCAATGCTCCTCCAGATCCAGAGCCAGAGCCACCACTACTACCACCACTGTCTCCGCCAGCATCCGTGCCTGCGCCAGTAGTTAAAGGAAATTGAGTACCATTTATTACAATATATGGAGTATTGTCAATTAATCTAAACTCAAATTTATCTTCTGCATATTGATATTTTACCCCATCAAATTGATATCGAGTTGCAAGATCAGGACCATAACCTCCACGCTCTAGAGTTGTGCCATAACCACTAAACGTTGCAAGTGCGATTCGACCAGGTGTAGATGTTCCAGCAGATATGGTTACTGCTCCTGTTGTTCCAGCTCCGGGATATTCTGAAGCTGGACCAGCGCCTGGACCAATAGTCATATCTCCGTTATAGCCTCCTCCAGATGTAAGATTATCTCCGCTGATTTCCCAGCCAGCTATTTTGCCTGCTGTAGCTTTTACTGTTCCCTTTACTTCAAGAGCGTCAACGCCATTGTAAAACATATAATTAGTTGAATTTCCAACTTTGAATATAGCATCTGCAATTGTGTCACCAAACTCACTACTCTTCCAACGGTTATTAGCATCAATAAAAACTGATCCGGCTTTTACGGTCCCTCTAATTGAAGCTGTAGAAAATTCTGCTCTTCCGTCACCACTAATGACCCATCCAGTTGTTCCAGAAGTCCAAATTCCAGTACTTTCATTAAAACTACCATTATAGTTAGATGATCTTATGATTGCCATATTTGCTGGAGCCACGATGTTTGACTGAGCACCTTGTTGCTTTAGAATTATTTCATGTGCACCAATTGTTCCAGCAGTAATCTTTGCAGCTGTTAAACTTGAAATGTGTGAACCCTGAATCATGTCTGTTGCAGTTGAAGCTTTAAGGCCAGAACTTGGAGTCCAACCGCTTTCGTTGCCGGAAGTGTCAATAGTCTTTACTCGTCCATAATAAATGACATCAGTTTGCGCTGCATCGGGATTAGCTGCGTTGCTATTGTCTGGAACGTCTATTGAAAATACTGTTGCTGTTGCTATCCCTGAAGAAATAAGTGTTGTGCCAAGAGCGTCTGAATAAAGTTCATATTTATACCCATTAACATCTAATTCTACTGTTGGTTGAAAATCAAACATAACAGATTTATAATTTCCATAAATATAAAATGTATTTACATTTATTGCGCCTGGAATAGTTTGATCTTTTGGTGTGTGAATCCTGATAGATTCATAAGGATCATCTATTGCTGATATTTCAGTATTTTTAACCTTTAACGTCACTAGGTAATCTTGATCAGGTTTTAATCCTGTTATTGTTTTAACTATTTTTGCCATTATTTCACACTACCCGTTGTTTTAAAAGATATGCTTGGGTTAATTTCTTCTTGATCCATCTCTAGCAAATAGTTTTTAGAAAAAGAATAATTTTCTATTTTTATGTCATTGCCTGTAGAGCTTGTGTTCTTGTTTGATTTTACTTCAATTTCAAAAGTAAATTCTCCATATATTTCATCATAAGTTGAAAACATGTTTAGATCTTCAACACTAAACGTATATATTAATTGGTTTTCCTGGGTTGTTGATGCGTACAAATCTAATTCTATATTTTCTTTTACAATACTTTGACCAGCACCGTTGGCTGAAGTCTTAACTATTTTTAAAGTTGCTATTCCAGAACTTGGACTTTTTTCTGCGTATATTTTTAAGTTTGGACCCGAAAAACTTCCCATTAGTTTTGAACCAGGAGTTGAACTTTTTTTATTATTCCAAATTCCAGTATCACCTAAATAGCTTATATTTGCAATTCTTGCGTTTAAAGAATCTCCAGTAACTAAAGTTGAATAGAAATTTATACTGTTGGCTAATCCTTGACTTTCACTTCCTATAAAATTTGCTCCACCTGGGTTAGTTGTTGAAACATAGCTGTTGCCTGACAACGATAAATACTGTATATCATCTTTATGATAATAAATATAGTAATTACCTAGTGGCTTTTCGCTTGCACTAACAGCTGTAGCTGATTTGAACCAAAGATTGTTTTTATAACTAGGCAGTGATGGTGTGCCAACTAAAAGACTTTGAGTAACTGTATATGTAGTATCTGTTTCATAAACTACAACATAAGAATCTGAATCAGCTTTATTTTTAATAAGGCCATCTTCAAAATAATAATATCTATTTAAATCTAAATCATTAAGATTAACCTGAAGCCAATCTCCTACTTTTAAATACTCATTTAAAAATGGAAATACTATCTTC